CTATTTCTCGGAATTGGGGGGCGAGATCATTTCGGAATCAGGGGGCGGATTGCCTCGGAATTTGCAGCCCTTGAAGTGCCGGATCATGACACGCCCGCCCTCTTCGTGGGGCTTTCCGTCAGGCGTGGCAAGGTGAGAAACGAAGTGAATGATGCAGCCTAACTCATTGGCAAGGCCCGCCATTTCCTTCATGATCTGTTCGAGGGTGCCCTTCTCGTCGCCCGTGTCGGCCATGGCGGTCAGGTGGTCGAGATAGATCAGCTTGATGCCGAGGCTCACCACCATGTACCGAATGTGACCCTTGACGAGTTCCCAGTCGGTCTGGCCGAAGTTGTCGTAGAAGAAGAGCTTGCCGTCCAGCTCACCGGCTGCCCGGGTCAGTTCGTCGCCGGTCCAGCCCCCGTCAGGGACGTGGAACATCTTACCAGCGATCTTGCCCGCGACACGCTTGGCGGTCTCCACGGGCTTCTGTTCGAGGAAGATCGCGCCGACGTGCTGCTTCAGCTCGGTGATGTCGAAGGCGATCTGCTGCATCAGGAAGTCGGTCTTGCCGATCCCGGTGCCCGCGCCGAACCCGTAGACTTCACCATCGCGGCGTCCGTAGGTCAGCTTGGTGAGGTCCTCGAAGCACCACGGCAGCCCGTATTCGACAGGCTTGAGGAGGTCGCCCATGATGTCCGAGACCCCGACGAGACCGTCAGGGCGGTAGACCTTGGCACCCCAAATGGCGTCGATGGTCTCCTTGACCCGGCCCGCCATGAGCATCTCGTTGGCGTCCTTGAGGGGCAGCGTGGCGATCTTGAGCTTGCCGGGGGTGAAGGGGATGAGCTTGCACTCGTCGGTGGCCTTCTGCCCCGCCTCGTCCTGGTCGAGCATGAGGACGATTTCCTCGAACTGCTCCAGCCAGTTGAGCTGCTTCCGCAGGGCCTTGGCCGCGCCGTCCGCCCCGTTGGGGACCGAGACGACAGCCCACTTGTGATCCTGCATCTGGCTGAGGGAGATGGCGTCCAGCTCGCCCTCGACGACGACGACACGCTTGCCACCGTCCCGCCAGAGCCACTGGCCGTAGAGGCACATGTCCTCCTTCTCCCCACGGGAGCGGAAGTCCTTGCCCTGAAAGCGGACCTTCTGCCAGACGAGTTGACCTGCGCTGTTTCGGTAGTTGAACAACCGGACGGGGTCGCCGTTCAGGTTTGAGCGGGTGAAGCCCCACTTCTGCGCAGACTGGAGTGTGATGCCCCGGCTGGACCATTCGGACGGCTCGCCAAGGGCAACGAACTCCACGTTCCGGGGACCCTCTCGGGCCTCGGTTTCAGTTTCCATATTGTCTCCGGGTTCATAATGACGGCAGCCGAAGCAATAGGCGTGGCCGTCAGTGTATCGGGCTAGGTTGTTCCTCGACCCGCAGCTCGGGCACGGCTCATGCCGGAGGAACTCGCTGTCGGTTTCGTGCAAGGTCAGCCGACGTCAGCGATATGCGTGGTAGATGACGCGGTGAACGGGGAACTTCGCCTTGACGCGGCTGATGTGGTCGGTGTCGGCCTCAGTGCGCGGCGGTTCGAGGATCGTCAGGGTCTTGTTCTTGACGTCGTCGAGGTATGCCTGAGTGACCATGAAGGTGCCATTCAGGTCGCGACCGATCTGGCAGATGCCGATGTCCATCCGGGTCAGAACCGTCTCCAGCGTGTGCCGGTGGTTCAGCTTGATGAGGTTCACCTCGAAGCCCTTGACGTGGATGACGGTCGCAGTGTTGAGGTCGTAGCGGACGCCCTCGTAGTCATCCAAAGGCTGATCGCCCGGGAGGAACACGTCGATGTCCTTCGGCTCGATCCCGGCTTCACGGTCACGGAGGTACCCCCCGGCGATGAAGTAGGTCGTGATGCCGAGGGTGTGCATCAGCGCGTCCACCTCATAAAGACCAGCGTCGTCGAAGCCGAAGCAGAGGTCGAGGTCCGTCGGCTCTTTGTGTGGAATCAGCTTCGTCATCAGAACCAGCCGAGGAACGAGCCGAGGAATACGAGCGGGATGCCAGCGATGCGGGCGATGAACATCGCGGTGATCGGTTCGTTCGCGACGACCATGCCAACCAGCTTGAAGATGTTCACAACCCATGCGCCGAAGCCGAGGATTGCGAGAACGAGGAACGTGAGGGCGAGAATGATCTTGGTCATGCGGGGTCCTTTCAGAACCAGAGAACGGAGATAAGGAGAGTGGCGAGGCCGAGGATGGCGGCGGTGGTGAGCCGGTCAGCCATCAGGCGACCAGATCGTTGAACCGCTTGGCGATCTGCTCGGCGCGGTCGCGGCGGGTGAACGCATCGAGGCGGGCCTTGGCGGCACGGTCGATAGCGGCGTCCTGCTTCTCGATTTCTCGGTTCTCATGGGCGACCACAGCGTCGAGTTCTTCGAGGGCGGCGGTGATGCCCTTGATGGCCTTCTCGGTGGTCGGGCGGAACGAAAGGTGGGCCTTGATCTTGATCATTTGGATGCTTTCTTCGTGACAGGGATGAGGGACTTGAGAGCTTCCATTCGTGCGGCAGTAGGCGCCTCTTCGAGCCAATCCGTGGGGATGCTCTTGCTTGCGAATAGGAAGCCGTGGGACATGCACCAGACGGCGTAGGTCGTCTTGGACTGCTTGCTGATGCGGGTGTTGGCGTTCGAGAAGACGAACCGGATGTCGATGCCAGGGTGATCCTTCTTGACCAGCAGATGCTTCTGTCGGTCGGCGGTCAGGAACCGGCCCTTGGTCTCGATGATGATCCCGTTGGGGAGCACGTAGTCGGGGGTGTAGGTGGCCACGCGGGCCGGGACTTCGTACTTGAGCTTGTACTGCTCGTAGCTGTACGGCACCTCAAGAGCGTCAAGCTCCTGAGCGACTTTGACTTCGAGGCCAGATCGGAACCCGTATTTGGCTCCGACCTGTGCCTTCGAGAGCGCTTTGCGCTTCAAGTCTTAGAAGTCCTCTTCACCAGCAGCACCGGCATCGCCAGCGCCCTCGCCCGAGGTGTCCTCGCCGGTCGTCTCCTCGCGGTACTCGTCGGGGTCGTAGCCGAAGCCTTCCTCTTCACCGAAGCCGTAGCTGTCGGCTGCGCGGCTGCCGTTGGAGACGAGCTCGATGACCTGAACGCCGCCGAGCATCAGGCGAAGGCCAGCCGCTGCGGTGCCCGGGATGAAGTACGGGGAGCCGACGAACGAGACCTTGCCCTCGGAGCCGCCCCAGATGTTGACGCCGCCGCCGATCTTCCGGCCCTTGGCATCGAACAGGTCGGGCTTCCGGTACCACTTCTGGCCAGCCTTCGGACCCTTCTTGAACTCGCCCGAGGCTTTCATCTTGAAGCGGAACTCGACTTCGCCGGTCGGCTCTTCGGTCTCCTCGTCGTAGAGGACCGTGAAGAGTTCGTTCGGCTTCACCTTCTCGAGCTTCTTGCGGGTCGCCACCGGCAGCTCAGCGAAGGCAGCCTCGGCGTCACGCAGGGCGTCCGCGTACATGTCCCCGAGGGACACGCCGTCCTTGTTCTTGCGGGCGATGAAGGCGTCGGCGTCGGCCTGGGCCATGCGGAGCTTGAGCGAATATTCGCCATCCGGCTTCGGGAAGTCCTTCGAGCCGTAGTCCGGTTCGGTCAGCTTCGGGAAGACGAATACGCCGCGCGGGGTGGTGAACTGGGGGAGTTTCTTCTTTGCTTCTTTTGCCATGTCGGGATGATCCTTTTTCAGGGACGAATTAGTTAAAGTGACGGCGTTCAAGGGCAGCGACGTCGTACCCTTGGTCGGAGAGTTTGGCCCACAGGTCGGTGGGAATGGGGAGCCCGCGTTTCCAGAACAGGATCGCGGTGTTCAGTGCCGGGGTGTTGCTCATGCGGCCTCGGCGAAGACGAGTTCGAGTGCGTCCTCAAAGGCGTCGATGACGGTGTCGACCTTGGTGTCGATGCCCAGCTCTTCCTTCACGTACTTCGAGAGGAGTTCCATGATGTCCTCGGTCGGGACCTTGACGGCCTTGATCCGAGACTTCTTGGCGACTTTCTCCAGACGGGTGGAGAACAGCGAAGCGCCGATACCTTCGAGCTTGATGATGCCGGTGGCCGAGGCGCGCTCGACAACGAGGTCCGTGTTCATCGGGATCGACCAGCGGCGGGCATATTCCCGGTGCTCTGCGGTGTCCTTGACGCGAACGACGTCGCCCTGTCGGAGGTCAGCCGGGTTGTTGCTGTTGGTCATGCAAGTTCTCCGTTCAGGTAGGCCGTGATGGCGCGGAACTCGACGCGCTTTCCGTCGTCGCCGTTGATGAGGTTCTTGGTTGCGGAGAAGGCTTCCTGAGCAGGAATACCGAGATGTTCCGCGAGTTCGAGAAAGACCGCTGCTGCGCCCATGATCTGGATCTCGGGCCTGAAGTCTTGCAGTCGGTCGAGGACGGTCATCGACGCCCGGGCTACGGTGACCGGGGCAGCCATGTTCAAGGTGTCGCGATTAAGCCGTCGCATCGGGGCCTCGTTCGTTCAGTTGCAGGTAGATGAGGGTGAGAAGGCAGAGCATGATGACGAGGTCGATCAGGTTGCCGATCAGTTCGAGGCTCACTGGCGGGCCTCCCGGCGCTTGCGGTAGACCGCTTTGCGCTGCTCCTTCTTGCCGAAGTAGCCGTTCTCTTTTAGGCCCTCGATCAGAGCCCGACGAACCTCGTAGCGCTCAGTCTTGCTGGCCGTCGCGAGGCAAACGTTCACCGCCCCGACAGTAACGTCGTGGTGGGCAGCACCCATGCGAATGGTGATGTTCTGTTTCATCCGAAATCCTTCAAGCTGTTGGATGAGCTAGTGGGTGGGTTATTGTCCGCTTTGGCGGAACATCCCTTCATCGGGACGATTTAGGCAAAGAAAAAGTCACTGTCCATGATGGACCAGAGGTTCAGTTCTCCTTTGTTTGGAAGGCGCTCGAAGTCGTCGAGGCCGGTGTTTTCGACCATCTCGTCGCGGAAACGGGTGAGCGGGTCCGTCTCGTACATGCGGATGAAGACCTCACGCAGCTTCGACGCCAGCGCCGAGGTGTGACATGCGTGGGTCCCGTAGCTGTCGTGGATCATCGCAAACGAGCTGATGCCCTCGGCAGCCAGTTGGTCCACCGTCAGGATCATCGACGAGGCATCGAGCGAGTGGACGAAGTTCGGGCTGATCGAGGTGGCCTGTTTGCTGCGGTTGATCTGATCCGTCTCGTCGTTGAGGCGCAGACGGTACAGCTTCCCGGCGATCTTGGTGTCGATGCGCCGAGACCGCATGTCCATGTAGGACTGGTACGCCACGAAGCCCGAGGGTGTCGTCCAATGGATCGGCTGGTTCTCCTTCGCCACCCTGCGGGCAGCCTTCTGGAGCCACTCCATGGCGTCCCTCGCCGCGATCACGACGTCCCCGATGCTCTGCCAGACGACACCCGCGAGGTAGCCGATGGCTGGCTTGAGTTCGTCCCCGAGGTTGTGTTCCTGGCCCTTGTCGATCCGGCTCAGGACCTCGGCCTCGACGTACTTCACGCAGGACCGAGGCGTTCCGCCGTAAGGCAGTACCATGACGGGCCGCTTGGTTATCTTGCGGTCGATCCCGAAGTGAGACCATTCGTAGGACCAGCGCTCGATCTGCGCTCGGGTCGGACCCTTCTTCTTTTTCCCATCGTCCTCCACCTCTTCGGGGATCATCCCTTCTGAGGGACGAATAGAACGCAGTGAGGCTATCACCTTGTCAGCGACGACCTGATAGATGTCCTGCGGCTTCTTCGCCGGTATGAGGTTCACGGCTGCCCCGCCGACCGGGTCGTGAAGCATGGCTGAGAAATGCTGGAGCCCGTTGCAGGAGCCGTCCAGCGCGATGGGGAGATGCGAAACGAACTCGTCGCCGTAGCCCATCTCTTCGAGGTTGCAGTAGCCGGTCCACTCGAAGCAGAACGCGAGGAAGCACCAAGGCTTGTCGGCCTCGGTCCACCAGAGGTTCTCGATGGGGTCGATCCCGCACCGGATGATCTGGTCCCTGTTCTCCTCGACCCACGCCAAGCGCTCGTCGAAGTCCACCTTGTCGACACCGAATGTGTTCGCGCCGTGGATGCCCAGCCAGCTCGCCCCGTCAGCACCGAGGGGCTTACCCTCAGCGAACATCAGAAGTGCCTTGACGGGGTCGCTCCCCTGCGGGTGAAGCGTCTGAGGCACAGGGTACACCCTGCCCCGGAAGTCGAGATTGTGGGGGAAGTAGATAGCCGCCTCATCCCTAAACCGCGAGGCCAGATCGAGGAGCTGCTGCTGTTGGAGCCGGTCGCGGCGCAACTGGATGTTGGCCGTGTGGACGTCCCGGGCTTTCCACTTCCATTCCCTGAGGGCGTCGGCGTTGGTGTCGATGTCGTGGGGCTTCTCGGGCATGTCGATGTCCCGGCCAGAGACGAGGCCACCGATGTCCGACTTCGCGGCGACCAGCCCCAACATGACGTCGAGGACGCGGTCGTTGACCCGCCAAGCGGTGCGCTGGATGGCGTTCACCCCCGAGTAGACGGCCCCGAGGTGCGCCGAATGGAGCAACCTGCGCTGTTCCGGGTGGGCACCCCGAACCAGCTCCAAGGGACGCGCTGCGTTGGTGTGATAGCCGCCGCCGACCAGACTGTCCCAGTCCTTCGGGGGAATGATCGTCGGCATGTATTGCGGCCAGCGACCTTCTCCCCGTTGAATGGACTGCTCGACCCACTCGTAGGTCTTGGCCGACAGCTCCACCCGGTATTGGTCGTGCGGCGCGTCCCGGTCACTGCTTTCATGCCCTGCCACCAGCGAGGCGAGGCCGGTGTGTTCGCAGAACAGCTCGATCATCTTGACGCCGAGGTGCAATCGATCGGTCTTGCTCCAGATATCCCAAGGGATGTCGAACTTGCCCATGGCGTAGGTCAGGACGGTCAGCTTGTGGTTCTCGGTCGCGCCGTCCTTATCCAGCTTGCCGCTGATCTTGGCGTAGAGCCCGGGCTTGGCGGTGGAGAACTTCTCGAACCGGGCCTCGGCCTCCAAGCTGCGAGCCACGTCGCGGGCCAGCGTTGTGAGAGGAACCGAGGTGCCCCGGATCAGCCGGTTCAGGATTGCCCGGGCGGAAAGGTAGGCTACCACCTCGGGATCCATGTCCTTGGTCAGCTTAGCGGCGACCGCTTTCGGTCCTGAGCGTCCGCTGTAGACGTCTTCGATGAACTGCCGAAGGGCGACCGACATGGGCTGGATGACGGTGGAGACGAGGTATTTCCCGGGCTGCGTCCCTGCCCCCCGATCCTTGTGGATCTCCCTCTCGGTACGGGACCGGAAGCGAGCGGCCCCGAGGCCAGCCATTTCGATTTCGAGTTCGGTTTGTCGTTGAAAGAGCTGGGGATGAAAGCTCACTTGTCACTCCTAATGATTGAATCTCCTTTCCGACGGTCGGGTGGACCAAGTACAATCGGCCCGACCGAACAGGAATCTCCAATGGAAACGATTACCAAGCTCCTCTCGAACCCAGCCGTTAACATCGTAGTGTCGATTGTGATTGGCTTCCTGCTGGCTAGATACGCCTACAAAATCAACTATTTGAACAAAACCCGCTATCGGAAATACTTCCGGAGAAAGATCCGACGCATTCACTTCACGCTCTTCCAGCGTCGGGACGCCTTTTTCGCGCACTTTATATTGAAAGCTGCTTTCTCTGTTATTCTGGCCGTTTTCGGGATGACGTTTTGGTCGTTGTCAGTTGTGGTGACGTTGAACAAAGATGCCATACCGAGCGAACTTGTGGCCAACTCAATTCCGATAGTGCTTGGCACCCTCAACGCAGCTACTGCCATGCTCTTCTTCTTTTTCTCCACGCACATGACATCGGAAGCAGCCATTCTAAGAAGCCCCCGAGGGGCAATAAGGAAGTTAAAGGACGAGCTTCTTAACTCCGACAAGAGAGAGCTATTGGACGACAGCGAGGTTGCTGAGTTCACCAACGCTCTTGCGAAATTAGAGGATGAACTCCACCATCTGTCGAAAATGGCTGTGAGGCCGCCCTCGTGGATTACGCCGGTAGCTCCTGAAACACCCGCTGCATCAAAAACATCCCTCCCTGTGCAATGATCCGCGCTCCGTCCCACACGCAGTAATCCTCGTGGCGTGGGTGTCGGGTCAGTCGGTAGGAGGATTTGGTTTGTAGGACGAGGATTTCAGGGGATGGAGTGAACTCTTCGTCCATAATGATCAGGCCGGGGCGTTTACCTGTGAGCTGGGACACGTTGTCTCCTTGACGATGTTCTTGTTCCGTTCCATTTCTCCGTAATGGCCATCTACATCGACACAATCGGGAAAGCATCGATCCACAAACTGATCGTCGTGGTGGAGTGCAAGAGCTGCGGGAGACAGGCCCGCTTCCTCTCCAAGGATTTGGCGGGCGTCTATGGCCACTCCCGCGACCCGAGGACCCTGCCCTTCAAGTGCCAGCAATGCGACACTTACGACTGCAAGATCATGATGGAGTTCCCCGATTTCGACCGGGTGCGGGAGAAGACGATCTGGAGGCCGATGAAGGTCAAAGGCCCCTGA